TCTGCATTTACATAGATATGTTCATGCAGAGATTGATACAATTTAATTATTCCCGTGACTTCCTGCCTCTTGCGGGGTAAAATGGGGTCTTGCAGGGTAAGCTGTGCATTTGCCGGTGTTGACCGGCGATTTTGGTATTTAGGAGGCAATAATAGTGGTTGATGACATAAAAAACCGTCCGCTCGACGAGATTCGAGCAGCATATAAGAAATACCTCAACACACAAAATCTATCACAGAATACGGTCATGACATCATCTACTGATGCCTTTTACATTTGGAGAAAAAAAGGGCAGGAGGCTTTCTGGCAGATAGTTCTCTCTGATAACTTCGAAGTTCTCGGAAAATCTACGCTTCTTGAACTGTTGGTGCAGCAGTCCAGTGGAAATGCCGAAGCAAACCTCAGTGGATATATGGCACATCTGCGTCGCTTCAGGCGCTTTCTTAAAACCAGTGGAATCGAGTTCTCGGAGTCCAAACAGGATTCAAGTCCGGCTGTTTCGGCAGTGGTTAACTCACAAGACCCTTTTATCTTACAGGAAAGTCCGTACAAGTTTGATGTTGACAAGAATGGGCTGCTTGCGCTGACCTCTGGGAATGTAGATCGCATTAATTTCATCATTGAAAACGACTCGAATTATCGATCGGATATGGACCCGGAAAACAAAGAGTCAACCTACAACTATATAAGAAACCATCCGTACACGCGAGATTATGAAGTAATTCTCGGTATCGTTGAAAGAATCGATATTCAGAACTCCACACACCAAGCCTCATCAGGTGTGAAACAGGGAGATAATCGCGGGAGAGAAATCACGGCGCAATTTATTTGTGACCTGCCAGATTTTTACGAGCGCCTTAAAAACGAAGATGCCGGTTTGGTCAATCAGATTGCTGGTGCAATACCTGGTCGATATACATTCAGCTTTGCATCAAAATACTGTACATATTGGTCACGCTATCTTTTAGAAGCCGACGGATATAGTATTTATGATAAAATCCTGCGTGAGATTCTTCCGTATTACGCTTGGGTGTACATCGGTGAAAATCACATGGCAAGGAAGCAGAGCAAAATTGAAAAGGAGTTTGGCCAGCGAAATCGCGGTGATTATCTCGGCTATCGAAATCTGATTGACCGTATAAGGCGTGAAGTAGAATGTCGCACGGGGTACGCCATAACGAGAAAAGATTTTGATCATCTGCTGTGGTACTATTACAAAGGTGATGCTGATATAAAAGAAAAGGGCTCAAATATCCTTTTACATAAATCAAGAACAACGGTTGCGCTTGAGTTTGTGGGTAACGAACGTAGCAGGCTATGGATTTGATACACGAAGAAGCGCCTCCCAGCCACAATGGTTGAGAGGCGTTGCTTTTTTACGCTTATGCCTGTATCTCCGTTCCGTCCTTGAATGTGACGCGCACATCGTCCTTGCTGTAAACCGTCATGAAATCTACGAGGCTGTACCAGAGCACGGGTTGAAACTCGGTGATGATATCCCACCTCCGGAGCTCGTCGAGAAAGGATTCGATCGTCGCTTGCCGAGCCAGTTTATCGCTTATTGTTGCCGTGATCGTGTCCAGCCGAGCTTTAGCTTTGTTGAACCGCTCGGTCAGCCCGTCGTAGCGTTTCTGGTATTCAGTTTGGTCGAGCGCGACGTGGGCGTTTTCCTGAATGCACTGCTGCAAGAGCTCGGAGACCACCACCAGCTCACTTTGCAGCTCATCTCGCTCCGTAGCCAGCGCCGTTGTGTCAAAGGCGGCGCTCTTGGCAAGCTCGAAGGTGCTGATGATGTCGTCCCTGTCCGTGAGCAGCTTGTTGACCGCCGATAAGTAGTACCGCTGAATATCCTCCTCCGTAAGATGCGGAGTGCCGCATTTCTCGTCGCCACCAAACTTGTGATTGCACTGCCAAATTGTGCAGCGATATTTGTCGGTGGAGTGCCATACCTTTGAGCCATACCAGTTTCCGCACTGTCCGCATCTTATCTTGCCGGAGAAAAGGTGAACGCCACTGTGGTGGCTGCGGTTCTGCCCGCGCCGCGCCAGCTCACGCTGCACCATATCGAATACATCAGGCTGTATAATCGCCTGATGGTTATTCTCCACATAATACTGCGGAATCTCGCCCTCGTTGGGCTTTTTCTTTTTTGAAAGAAAATCCACAGTGTAGCTCTTTTGAAGCAGCGCATCGCCGCGATATTTTTCGTTTGTGAGGATGCTCCGCACAGCACCGGCGTTCCAGCGCTCCTTGCCGCCCGGCGAAAGAATGCCGTCAGCGGTCAGTTTGGATGCGATGCCAAAGGGTGTCATACCCTGAAGAAACATACTGTAAATGCGTCTGACTGTGCCAGCTTGCTCCGGGTTGACGACTAAATTGCCATCTTCGCCTCGGTCGTAGCCGAGAAACCGATTGAACGGTACTGTGACCTTTCCGTCGGCAAATCGCTTTCTTTGACCCCATGTACAGTTTTCCGAAATCGAGCGGCTTTCTTCCTGCGCGAGGGAGCTCATTATCGTAATGAGCAGCTCGCCCTTGCTGTCGAGCGTCCATATATTTTCTTTCTCGAAGAAAATCTCAATGCCTTTTTCCTTGAGCTGGCGCACCGTAGTCAGACTGTCAACCGTGTTTCGAGCGAAACGGCTGACTGACTTTGTAACAATCAGGTCAATCTTTCCGGCAAGTGCGTCGGCAATCATTCGCTTGAAACCCTCACGGTGCTTGGTGTTAGTTGCACTGATACCCTCATCGGTATAGACATCTACGAACTCCCAATCATCGCGGCTCTTAATGTAGTTTGTATAATAGTCGACTTGTGCCTCGTAGCTGGTCTGCTGTTCTTCGCTGTCCGTGGAAACGCGAGCGTATCCGGCTGTGCGGCGCTTCCTGACTTGATTTATCGGTGCTGCTGTAAAGCGTGTCAGTGTCGCTGGTATTGTGGTTACTGTTTTGGCCATTGTTTTTCACTCCTTATCTGTTTCATCCTTTCGCTCATAGCGGCACGGCGTTCTTCCGTCCAACTGTCCTTAATGGCTTGGCTTTGTTTTTCACGGCGCTCCGCCGTCCATTTCTTGCCTCGCCGCTTATCGTGAAATTCGAGCGTGGCTTCATGCCCGTCGCGGAAATGAAATGTAACGGTATTTTGCTGAACGCTTGCATATTCAATCTCGCGGTCCATTGTCGTCTCGTCGAAAGTGTCAAGCCCCAGCACCTCTGTAACCAGCGTTTTCATGGTTTCGTTCCGAATTGCTACCTTGTCGCAGATTCCGCTCGGCGCGGTACAGTGCCATGAGCGTGTTCGCGTACCGTCTTTTAGCACCTTCGACTGAGCTCGATAATTCGCGCCGCACTGACCACAGCGAATGAAGCCCGTGAACTCATAATAGGTGTTTTTGTTCGGATTCGTGTCTTTGCGCTGGTGCCTCTCTCCCCAAAGCCGTCTGCGCTCCGGCGTCCACCAGTCGACCTTTGCCGTAGACTGCCATGTGGTCGTAGCCTCGCGTCCGTCGTAAAAGCGGAAGCGGAGCGTGTCCTCGGAAACCACAAGGATATATACTGGCGTCATCCGCCATGACAGCCTCAGTGTTCTGGAAAGCTGCCAGCAGGAAATTGTAAAAAGCATCGTTTGCCATGTTATCATTCTTGATTTTTCCGGCGTTGCCTTCGTAGTTTACATTATAAGGCGGGTCTGTGATGACCAGATTCGCCTTGCGGTTATCCATAAGAACGGCGAAGGTTTCTGCTTTGGTGCTGTCTCCGCAGACCAGCCGATGCCGACCGAGTGTCCAGAGGTCGCCGAGCTTAGTTACCGGCGGCTGCTTGAGCTCCTCATCGACATCAAAATTGTCATCGTGCAGACCATCCTTGATGCTGCTTTTGAATAGGTCATCCAGTTCGGATGGGTCGAAGCCCGTGAGCGAAACATCGAAATCGGAGCCTTGCAGGTCAGCAATGAGCAGCGCCAGCTTATCTTTATCCCAATCGCCGGATATTTTATTGAGCGCCACATTGAGTGCCTTTTCCTTTGTCTCCGTCAGCTCGACGACGACACACTCCACCTCGGTGATGCCCATATTGATGAGCACCTTTAAACGCTGATGTCCGCCAACGACATGCCCGGTGGTCTTATTCCAGATGACCGGCTCGACGTAACCGAATTGTTCAATAGAGCGCTTCAGCTTATCGTATTCGGCATCACCGGGCTTCAGGTCTTTACGTGGATTGTAGTCAGACGGGATAAGCTGCTCAATTTTCAATTTTTCTATCTGCATACGCTTTAGCCGCCTTTCTTAGTTCGTTGTATAGCCTCATGCTGGTATCCTCCCACGGGAACAAGCAGGAATTGAAGTGCCCGTAGGTCGCGGTGTCCTCGTAGATGGCGTTACGCAGACACAGTTTCTCGATGATCGCCGCCGGACGCAGGTTGAACACTGACATCACAATCTCACGCAGAGCCTCGTTGGAAAGAGCGCTCGTGCCAAATGTGTCGATATCCACAGCCACGGGATCAGCCTTTCCGATGGCATAAGAAAGAGCGACTCCGCATTTATCCGCGAGGCCGCTCCAGACGATATTCTTTGCGATGTACCGCGCCATATAAGCGCCGCTGCGGTCAACCTTCGTTGGGTCTTTTCCACTGAACGCTCCTCCGCCGTGGAGAGCAAGCCCTCCGTAGGTGTCCACCATCATCTTTCGACCAGTCAAACCAGTGTCAGCGGCGGGACCGCCCTCAACAAATCTGCCGGAGGGATTGACGAGGATTTCAGTATCGTCGTCAAATGGGAAATCCTCAAAGCACTGCCAGAGAACATTCTGCTTGATATCGGAATAAAGCTGTTTCTGTGTCTTGCTGGCTTCATGCTGAACGGAAACCACGATTGTTTTCACACGCTTCGGCTTTCCGTCCTCGTATTCGACCGTGACCTGCGCCTTGCCGTCCGGCAGAATGCCTTTCACGATTTTATCCTTGCGGACGGTATCTACGCGTTTACAAATACGATGCGCCAACACCAGAGGAAGCGGCAGCATCTCGCGGGTTTCGTTGGTGGCGTAACCGTAAACAGTGCCTTGATCGCCAGCGCCGATGGAAGCGTAACGTTCCTCGCTGCCGTTTCTGGCTTCGAGCGCAGTGGTCACTCCTGCGCTGATGTCTGCGCTCTGCTTGTGGACAAACACAAAGACAGTAAACTTCCATGGATTGTAGCCGACTTTTCGGAGGACTTCGCGCACCTCCCAACGGATATCCACTTTGCCGTCGCAGGTGATTTCGCCCGCAACAATGATTTTGCCCTTAGTCGCCATTACTTCACAGGCCACGCGAGCGGATTTATCTTTTCTGAGACAGGCATCCAGAATGCTGTCGGCAATGAGGTCGCACAGCTTATCCGGGTGCCCCATACATACACTTTCGGCAGTTTTGTAATTAGTCATATCAGTTTTTCCTTTCTATTTTCACAGCCGTATAGCCGGTGAAATTCTCCCAGCGTTTTATGATAACGTCGCAGTAGTGCGCGTCGAGCTCCATAATGTAGCAGGTGCGGTCAAGTTGCTCACAGGCAATGAGCGTCGTACCCGCACCGCCAAAAGGCTCGACCACGATGTCGTTCTCGCCGGTGAACGCTACGATGTATTCCGAGGGCAGTGCCACAGGGAATGTGGCAGGGTGTTCTGCACGAATTTTGCCCTTTTCGCTGAGTTGCTTTGTAACCGATTCCAGACTTGTCTGCTCCGGCAGCTCCAGCAGGCTCTCCATCTTTTTGAATGCACCGGTTTCATTGCCGCGCCGAGCGATACGGAAGGAGCCGTCCGCCTGACGTATCTTGTTATAACGCCCGCCTGAGTAGATGCTTGCTTCCTTTTTACGCCACGTTGGATTCACCGGCACCGGCTCTTTGCCAAAGCAAAAAAGCCACTCATGCCGAATTGGTATCATTGCGCTTTGCTGTCCAACACTGCCGCAGGTCAGCTTATCCCACACATTCCACGCCAGCAGCTTCAGACCAGCTTTGCTCGCTGTATCGATGTAGGCATTCCAATAGGGATAGATTTCACCGTCTTTACGCTGGATGCCAAGGTTGACTGCTTGTAGCGCCGTGAACGGTTCGTAGCAAGAAATAAACTGCGCGATACTTTCAACAGACAGGTCTTTACCGCCGTTGTACTCACGCATATCGCTGTATGGCGGCGAGGTGAACAGCAGCTTGCTGTGCTGACCATTCATGAGCAACGCCACATCGTTTCTATCCGTACTACTGCCGCATAGCAAGCGATGCCGACCGAGTTGCCATAGCTCACCCGGCTGGCATATTGTCGGAGCGTCAGCCTCGATTTCCGGCACTTCGTCCTGAACGATTTCATCATCGACGCCGAGCATGAGTCCGATCTCGCTGGTGTCGAAGCCGGTCAGCGTCACGTCGAAATCCTCAGCTTTCAAATCTGACAGCAGATTTGAAAGCTTCTTCGTGTCCCACTCGCCAGAGATTTTGTTCATGGCGATGTTGAGCGCCTTTTCGCGGGTGGCATCAAGGCTCACCACGATGCACTCCACGCTGTCATAACCGAGTGCTTTCAAAACCGAAAGCCGCTGATGCCCAGAAATGACCGTGAAGCCCGTTGTCTCGTTTACGACGATGAGCTCGACGTATCCGAAGCTCTCGATGGAGCGCTTGAGCTTTTCAAACTCTGTGTCGCCCGGCTTTAGCTCTTTGCGAGGGTTATATTTTGCAGGATTCAAGTCCGACAGCTTTAATGTCCGTATGTCCACTATTTACCCCTCCTCGCAGTAAGCAGGCGCTCCATAACATCATCCTGCGGATTCGCGCCGCTGTATTCGCCGGTGCAGTTTTCCTTTACAATCTGGAAGATCTCATACCACAGGCGGTTGGTCTGGCTCATGTAGTTTTGTCCCATCGCTACATACGGGCTTTGTATTGCGTTGCCAGTGGTAGGATGCCGTGCCAAGAAACCGAAGCTCGACACAGCTTCCTCGCATTGAATCCAACGCGCCACACTCATGGCATAACGTTCCAGAAGCTGTGGGGAAACCAGCGCCGCGCAGCCACGCGCATTTAGCCATGTCCATGTGTTTTTATATATTTCACCAGCGGCAAGCGTCGTACCGTCCTTTTGCTCTGCCGACAGCATCTTGTTCGG